AGGCCCCGGAGGTGGAGTGCGCGGCGGTGGACCGCGGCCAGGCCATGCGCGTCTTTGGCGACGCCAAGGAGATCGCCAGGGCGTCCCCGGAGATCGAGAAGCGGCTCATCATCCCCAAGGCCAACCCCGTGACCCACCGGAAGCTCGGCGGCTTTATGAGGGCCCTGAGCAAGGACACCAAGAACAAGGACTCCGGCGCGCCGAGCTACTTTGTGGTGGACGAGTACCACGCGCACACGACCTCCACGATCTACGATCTGGGCCTTAACTCTTTCGGCAAGCGCGCCCAGGCGCTGCTGGACGTGATCACCACCGCCGGCGACGATGCCCAAAGCAAGCCCTGCTACAAGGAGGAGGAGTACGCCAAGCGCGTGCTGGACGGCCTGACGCGGGACGACAACTATTTTGCAATGATCCGGGAGCTGCCGGAGGGCGCGGATCCGCACGACAAGCGCCTGTGGTGCATGGCGAATCCCTGCCTCCGGTACCCCAACGACTACAGCCGCTTTTTGCTCAAGGAGATCACCAAGGAGTATAACGCGGCCTACGGCAGCAACGACGCCACGAAGATCCGGCAATTCCTCACCCGCCGCATGTGCATGTGGCAGACGGGCGCGGAAAACCGGTACCTCGACGAGCACTGCATGGAGCTGGTGAGGCAGTGCATGATCTCCCGCGAGGACTTCGCGGCCCGGACCGACGGGCGCGAGTGCTACGTGGGCTTTGACCTGGGCAAGCGCATCGACCTGAGCGGCGTGGGCGCGGTCTTCCTGATGGACGACGGCAGCGTCGGCATCAAGATGCACGGCTTCCTCCCCGAGGGGGCGGCGATCCGGCACGAGCACAGCGACCGGATCGAGTACCGCGCCTGGGCGAAGGACGGGTACTGCACCCTGACGCCGGGCGACGTGACCGACAACAGCTATGTGGAGCACTGGATCGAGGCGGGGCAGCTGCAGCACGGGTGGCAGGTCTGCGAGGTGTGCTACGACGGACACAACGCCACGGACCTGGCGATCCACTTGTGCGAGAAGGTCAACAACGAGGACTGGTGCGTGGAGATCTCCCAGACCTGCGCCGGGCAGAACCTGGCCGTCAAGGGCTTCCGGGAGCTGCTGCTAGCCGGGAAGATCTTCCTGGAATTTTCGCCCCTGGCCGTGTGGTGCCTGGCCAACGCCGTGGAGATTCAGAATAATTACGGGGACATCAAGCTGTCGAAAAAGCACAAGGACGACACCGAGCGCATCGACCCCGTGGCCGCGACCATGAACGCCCTGGCGCGGGCCCTGGTGCGGCGGAATAACCCCACGCTGGCCGACCGGATCGACAGCGGGACATGGAGCATGTGAGCGTGTCCGGAGCGGACACGGGGAGAACGGATTGCCACGGCCAGTGTGCGCACTGGCCTCGCAATGACAGGGTGGACGGTTTTAGGAGGTTTTTATGCCGAATGACGATGCTGGTGAGCTGAGGAACCTGCTCACCTTCCAGCGGTTCACGGGCAACCGGGACGCGCTGGGGGATCCGCTTTACCACCGGGACGAGCAGTGGGAGACGGTGATGACCATCCACGGCGGGCTGCGGGATCTCTCCTCCGGGGAATTCTACCGGGCCGCCCAGAGCGAGAGCTACATCACCCACACAATCAAGATCCGGTACCGGGCCGATGTGCGCAGCGACATGCGCGTCAAGCTCGGGACGCGGGTCTTTAGGATCGAGGCGCCGCCCATCGACCTGACCGGGACGCGCCAGTGGATGCAGCTCAAGGTGCGGGAGCTGGTGCCATGAGCTTTGAGGTGCGCTTTGACACCCGGGATGTGCAAAAGCTGATCAAATCGCTGGACCGCGTGGGCAAGAGCCCCCAGAAGGCCGTGACGAAGGCAGCCGGCAAGGGCATGACCGTGGTGAGGCGCAGCGTCCGGGGCCTGGTGCCCGTCGGGGAGACCGGAAACCTCAAGCGCAGCCTGATACGCAAGGGCGAGCGCAGCCGCCTGAAGGGCAGAAAGGTCTATGACCTGACCTTTGACCCCGGCATGAACGACGTGCTGCAAAAGCCCGTCAAAAACCCCGGCGAGGCCGGCAGCACGAGCACCAAGGGCGGCCACGCCTACTACCCGGCGTCGATGGAGTACGGCTTTCTGACGCGCAGCAAGGGAGGCGGGCTGAGCTACGTCCCGGGTTATGAATATTTGCGCAAGGGCACCGAGGCCGCAGGGCCGGAGGCCACCCAGGTCATGATCGACACCGCCGCGAAGGAGCTGATAAACGAATGGTCGAAAGGCTGACCCCTGATTTTGTCATGGTGACGGCGCTGGAGGAGATCCAGGGCCTGGAGGACAAGATCTACCCCCTGCAGCCGCTGAAAAACGCGGCGCCACCCTTTGGCTTTTACATCCAGGACACGGACAACGAGGACGAGGCCCTGGACGGCGAGACCGGCCTGCAGCACACCGGCTACAAGCTGCATGTGGTCGCCGAGGAATACCGGTCTTTGAGCCTGCTGGGCTCCGAGGCCAAATCCGCGCTGTCGCACCTGCAGGGTCAGAGCTGGATCCGGTCGGACGCCGGTGTGGTCGGACAGGTCCGTGTCGGAGACGCGACGCCGGGCACGCCGGGGATGCGGATGTACATCGAGCGCGTGCGCGTGGTCCAGGCCTCGCCGGATCTCTACGAGACCGAGGTGGGCTGGTACCGGCGCATCTACGACGTCGATTTTGACTACCAAACCGAGAGGAGCGATAACACATGATTTTGCAAATGCGGGGCGAGATCATCGCCGACGAGTGGGCCTGGCTCTACGACTACTTCGGGGAGCCGTACAGCTGCCCGCGGATGCTCCGGGACGCGCTGCGGGATCTGCCCGCGGACGAACCGCTGATCCTGGAGATCAACAGCCCCGGCGGCAGTGTCTTCGCCGGTTTTGAGATGTACGGGATCCTGCGCGGCTGCCACGCTCAGACCGAGGCCCACGTCACCGCCCTGGCGGCCAGCGCCGCCACCACGCTGATGATCGGCTGCGACCGCGTGCTGGCCAGTCCCGTGGCGCAGGTGATGATCCACCAGCCGAGCGTCTACGCCGGGAGTGTGGACAACACCGCGACCAAGGAGATCCTCAATTTCCTCGACTCCATCAAGGCCTCGATCCTCAACGGCTACCAGCTCAAGTGCGGCGACAAAGCCAGCCGCCGGCAGCTGGAGCAGCTGGTGGACGCGAGCACCTGGATGCCGGTGCAGGACGCCATCGCCCTGGGACTGGTGGACGGGATGCTGGACGCCACCGAGGAGGACTACGCGGCCCTGGCCGTGAGCGCCGGGAAGATCACCGGCGTGCGCAACGCCCTCGGCGGTCCCGCCCCGGAGGACCTGCTGGCCCGGTACGAGGAGGCCGTGCGCAACGGCGCGGCGCCGGTGGACGGTCACCCCGTCGCCGGCTGCGCGGCGGAGCCCGCCCCGGCCGAGCCGGAAGCTCCCGCGGCGGACGACCGCTGGAAGCTCCGGGCGCGGATCGAGCTGGAGAGGGAGAGGTGCTGCGTATGACCAGTCTGGAGCGCGGGATCGCGGCCCTGCTGGGCTCCCCTCCCCCGGCGGCGCGCAACGCCGTGACCGCCGAGAGCCTGGGGCTGAGCCAGGGGCCGGGCATCCGGACGGACACGGACGCGGCCATGCGCCTGTCCGCCGTCAACCGCTGCATCGAGATCCTGAGCGACTCGATGGGCAAGATGCCCTTTTTTGTGTACGACAGCCACACCAGACAGCGCATCGAGGACCACCCGGTGTGCGAGCTTTTGAGCGTGCGGCCCAACCGCTGGCAGACGCCCTTTACGGCGCAAAAGCAGCTGGAGGTGGAGCGCATCAACGGCAACGGCATCGCCTGGATCCGCCGGGATCCGAGGACGCTGCAGCCGCTGGAGTACGTGCCGATCCCCCGCGGGCGCTGGCAGGTGCAGCTGATCGGCGGTGAGCCATGGTACACGCTGCAGCACCCCTTTACGGATGAGACCATCGTCTGCCCCCGGGCGGATGTGATCCACCTGCTGGCCTTCACCCGCAACGGCTACACCGGGATCTCCTATCTCGAGCGCGCGGAGGAGGTGATCCGCAGCGGCCGGGCCGCCCAGGAGTACGCCTCCAGCTACTACGCAAACGGCGGGCAGCCCAGCGGGATCCTCAAGACCGAGAGCGACCTGAGCGGCACCGCCCAGGTGACCCAGGCCGACGGCAGCACTGTGACGGTGAGCAAAAAGGACCTGGTGCGCGACGAGTGGGAAAAACGCCACGCGGGACCCGCCAACGCCCAGCGCATCGCCGTGCTGGACATGGGCCTGGACTATAAGCCCCTGTCGATCTCCAACCGGGACGCCCAGTTCGTGGAGCAGTCGGATCTGAGCATCCAGGACATCGCCCGCTTCTTCGGGGTGCCCCTCTACAAGCTGCAGGCCGGGAAGCAGTCGTACAACTCCAACGAGCAGAACGCCATTGAGTACGTGGTGGGCACGCTGCACCCCAACACTGCGGCGCGGGAGCAGGAGCTGAGCTACCAGCTGCTCTCCCCGCGGGAGATCGAGCAGGGCCTCAGGATCCGCGGCAACATGATGAACGAGCTGCGCGGGGACTTCGCCTCCCGGAGCGCCTGGTACAAGGCCATGCGCGAGATCGGCGGCTTTTCCGTCAACGACATCCTGGCGCTTGAGGACATGCCCGACGTGGAGGGCGGCGACGAGCGCTACGCCAGTCTCAACTATGTGCCGCTGTCGCTCTGGCCTGAGCTGAGCGTCAAGCGTGCCGGGAAAGGCCAGGGTGGCGAGTAATGGCCCTTGTGTGCCTTATTTTGGGCCTGTGTGCCATCGCGGCCGGGGCGGGGATGATCTACCTCCCCGCGGGAATCATCGCAGGAGGGGCCGCTCTGGTGGCTCTGGGGCTTGCCTGGATCAAGGGCAAGAGTTAGCAACCCCGACAACCGAATCAGGCCGGAGCCTGTAAGGCCGGAGCCGTGTGTCCGCAGCGGACACGCAGCCCCGGCCTTTTTCCATTTTGCATATCCGCGGTCTTGGCCGCTGATATAAAAACATTTTTTTGGAGGTAACACCCATGAAAAGAAAACTCATCCAGCTGGCCAACGACCGCACCGCCGCGCTCGACGCGGCCAAGGCCGCCTTTGAGGCCGGCAACCAGGCCGAGTACGACTCCCAGATGGAGAAGGTCACGAACCTCAACGACGAGATCCAGAAGGTCCAGAACTTCCTCCACGAGCAGGAGCGCCAGGTGCTCGAGAACGTGCCCACCGGCGCGGAGGCCCGCGACATGGCTGAGGAGCGCGGCTCCCAGCTGATGCGCGGCGAGGCCGTGAGCTTCTCCCCCGTGGAGGTCCGCCGCGCCCTCAACAGCGTCACCATCGGCGGCACTCTGGTGCAGCCCACCGGCGCGGACAGCGAGATCCACGGCGAGGGCGCTGCCATCTCCTCCATCCTGGACATGGTCAGCGTGGAGGACCTGACCGGCCTCGGCCAGTACGAGGTGCCCTACCTGATCACCGAGCTGGGCGCCCAGGTCGGTAAGATCGACACCAACAGCGGCGTGGCCCGCACCGGGAGCACCGATCCCACCTTCGGTATCGCGCAGATCAAGCCCTACGAGGCCACCGTGACCGCCTACGTGGACCGCAACATCGCCAAGCTCACCCCCGCCCGTTACTACGAAAAGGTCCAGGCCCAGGCCCTGCGCGCGCTGCGCAAGAAGGTCGTCGGCCTGATCGTCAACGGCGACAGCGAGAACACCCACGTCTTCCAGGGCATTAAGAACGCCACCAACAAGGCGGGCACCGCCATCGTGCAGGCCGAGACCTACACCGCGATCGACGTCAACACCCTGGACAACATCTACTTTGCCTACGGCGCTGACACCGAGCTGGGCGGCACCACGACCCTCTTCCTGACCAAGGCGGAGCTCAAGGCCATCGGCGCGCTGCGCGGCACCAACGAGAAGGGCCGCCTGTTTAAGATCACCCCGTCCGGCAACGGCAACACCGGCGTGATCGCTGACGGCGGTCTGGTTGTCCCCTACGTGCTGGTCTCCGACCTCGCGGCCGATGCCATGATCTACGGCAACCCCCTGACCTTCCTGCTGGGCCTCTTCGGCGGCTACGAGATCCGCATCGACGAGAGTGTGAAGTCCATCGAGCGTATGCACACCATCCTCGGCGATGTGGCCGTGGGCGGCAACATCATCGAGCACCACGGCCTGGAGTACATCACCAAGGCCGCGGCCGGCACCACCTGATAAGCCATGGCCGAGAGCAACGCGGCAGCCGTAGCCGCTGAAACGGCCGAGGCCGAGGAGGCGGCCCGCGCTGCCGCCCTCCAGGCCTGCAAAAACTACATGAGGGTGGACGGTGACGAGGACGACGAGACCATCGAGGCGCTGATGGCCGCCGCGGCCGAGTACCTGGACAACGCCGGGATCCCCGCGCCGGAGACGAGCTCCGCGCTCTACAACCTCGCCCTCTACTCCCTCACCCTGCACTACTACGACCACCGCGACGCCGTCGGCACGGAGGCTCCGCTTCCCACCGGGCTGCGGCCGGTCATCAATCAGCTCAAGCTGATCCGTAACATCTGAGCCAGAGCCAGGAGGGCCGGAGCTTGTGTCCAGAGCGGACACGGTCCGGCCCTTCCGGCCTATCGAAAGGAGATTTGATTATGAGCAAATCCAATGCCATCGGCACCACCCTCAAGGTCAACGACAAGACTGTGGGCGGCCTGAGCAGCATCAACGGCATCGAGATCACCGCGGACACCATCGACGTGACCGCCCTGGACAACGCCACCGGCTACCGGGAGAAGGAGCCGGGCTTCAAGGACGTGGGCGACCTGACCTGCAGCGGCTTCCTGGACGGCGCCGACGAGGGCCAGGCCGAGTGCTACTCCCTGCTCAACAGCGGCAGCACCGTCTCCTGCTCCATCGTCTTCCCGACCAAGATCGGCAAGACCTGGACCTTCAACGCCTCCGTGATCCGCTTCTCCACCGGCGCTGAGGTGGGCGGCGCGGTCACCTTTGAGATGACTTTGGCCGTCTCCGGTCAGCCCACCCTGGCCGCCACGAGCCCCTGAGGAGCTGAGCGATGATGGAAGATAAGCACAACGACACCGTGACCATCGAGCTCGGCGGGCGGCTGTGGGAGCTGAAGCTCACCCACAAGGCCATGAAGATCTTCACCAACACCACCAGGCTCCCCGTGACCAAGATGGAGGAGGCGGTGGCCCGGTACGACTATCTGGTCTACCTGCTTTTCTGCATGCTGCACGTCCAGGATCCGCGGATCACCCAAGAGAACCTGGACGACTGGCTGGACGCTCTGCCGCTGGGCGAGATCTACACCAAGGTCGCCGAGGCCCTTGCCGCGGCCTTCCCCGAGCCGGACAAGACGGACGCAGCTGACGGGGAGCCGGACCCTCCGGAGGCGGCTGGGACTGGCGAGACAGCCTCAGCCTTGCCGCCTCTCTCGGTTTAAGCCCCGAGACCTGGGAGACAATGACGCCGGCGCAGCTGCGCGTCTATGCCGATACCTATGTGGACACGGTGCGGCTCGAGCGGCAGCGGGACGAGCGGCGGATCTACAATCTGGCCGCGCTGATCCGCACGATGGTGTGGGCCAAGCACCCGCCCCGCTTTGAGGCCGTCTTTCCGCCGGATCCGGCGGAGACCGAGCCCATGACGGACGAGCAGATGTACGACCAGGTTAAAGCACTAAACGCCCTTTTCGGCGGAAAGGAAGAGTGAGATATGGCCGGAGTAGTGAAAAATCTGATGGTGCGCGCCGGCGCGGACTTTTCGGCCATCACCAAACAGAGCAACAAGGCCAAGACCTCCATGCGCGGCATGGCATCCAGCGTCCGGCAGAGCTGCAACATGATGCAGAGCGCCGCCGCAGGCGTCCGGAAGGCCTTCGGCGCGCTCGGCATCGGGCTGGGCGTGGCCCAGATCGCCCGCTTTGCCAAGTCGGCGGCGGAGGCCTACGACGCCCAGGTGGAGGGCGAGGTCAAGCTCGCGCGCGTCATGCGCAACACCATGGAGGCCAGCGACGGCGAGATTCAGAGCATCCTGGACCTCACCGCGGCGCAGCAGGCGCTCGGCATCGTCGGCGACGAGGTGCAGCTGGCCGGCGCGCAGGAGCTGGCCACCTACGTGGGGCTCTCCGACACGCTCAAGACCCTCATCCCGGTGCTCAACGATATGGCGGCGCAGCAGTACGGCTACAACGTCACCGCCGAGCAGACCACCACCATCGCCACCATGCTGGGCAAGGTCATGGAGGGCCAGGTCAGCGGCCTGAGCCGCTACGGCTACTACTTCGACGAGGCCCAGGAGAAGATCCTCAAGTACGGCAACGAGGCCGAGCGCGCCGCCGTGCTGGCCGAGGTGGTGGGCAGCTCCGTGGGCGGGATGAACGCCGCCCTGGCCGCCACCCCCACGGGCCAGATGATCCAGCTCAAAAACACTTTGGGCGACGTCAAGGAGCAATTCGGCCAGGCGGTGAGGACCGTGACGACCACCTTCCTCCCCGCCCTGCGGGCCGTGGCCAACGCCCTGGCCGTGGTGGCAACCCTCGCCAACCGCGTGGCGCTGGCCATCGCTAACGTCTTCGGCGGCAGCGCCGCCGGGCGTGAGTGGAAGATCCTCGGCGGCTCGGGCGGGATCGGCGGCGCGGCGGACGCGGCCGAGGATCTCGCCGAGAACACCCAGGCCGCCGGCAGCGCCGCGCGGCAGGCCGCCAAGGAATACCAGCAGGCCAGCTTTGACACGCTGCACATCCTCAAGGACCCTAACAGCGACACCGGCAGCGGAGGCAGCGGCGCAAGCAGCGCCGCGGAGAGCGTCGGCGGTGGCGGCGGGTTTTCCTACATTGAGGAGGACACCGGCGCCGCCACCGAGAGCATCGGATGGCTGCAGAAGGCGCTGCAGGGGCTCAAGGACTTCGTGGGCTCACTCAATTTTGAGCCGCTGCGCGAGGGCCTGGAAAAGGTCCGCGACGCCTGCGCCCACGTGGGCGAGATCGTGAAAAACGCGCTCTCCTGGGCGTGGGAAAACGTCCTGAAGCCCATGACCCGCTGGACCGTGGAGGACGCCCTGCCGGCCTTTTTCAAGCTCCTGGGCGAGGTCATCGAGATCGTGGCGGCCGCCATCGAAAAGCTGCAGCCGCTGGGCAAGTGGCTCTGGGAAAACTTCCTGCAGAAGATCGCCGCCTGGACCGGGGAGACCTTTATCAAGGCGCTCGAGAGCATCACGGACTACCTGCAGCGGCTCACCGACCTCATCACCGGCAACACCAGCTTTAAGGAGTTCGCCGCGCAGCTGTCGCCGATCGAAGCGCTGCTGTCCGGCTTGGCCGTGACGCTGGTCCTGGCGGGCGGCGGCATGAAGCTTTTCTCCACCATCAGCTCCGGGCTTAAGGGCGCTGTCACACTGCTGTCCGGCGTGCTGGGCGGTCTCAATCTCAAATTCCTTCTGATCGTTGGCGGCATTGCGGCCGTGGTCGCTGCCGGCGTCTGGCTTTACGGTCACTGGGAGGACGTCAAAAAGTGGGCGTCCGATCTGGCGGAAAAGGTCGGCGAGAGCTGGGAGGCGATCAAGGCCGCCGTCGTGGACCGGGTCACGGAGCTGCGGGAGACCGCCGCGGCCAAGATCGACGAGCTCAAGACCAGCGTGGTCACCTCCTTTACCCTGCTCAAGACCTCCGTCGCCGCCAAGGTGACCGAGATCAAGACCACCGTCACCGATTATTTCACCAAGCTCAAGGACGACGTCGTGGAGAGGATCAACGAGCTCAAGACCAACATCACCGACAAATTTTCGGAATTCAAGGCTACGATCAGCGACAAGGTCACGGAGATCAAGACCAACGTGGTCACCGCCTTCACCCAGATCAAGACCGACGCGGGCAACCGATTCACGGAATTCAAGACCGGCGTCGTCAACCGCGCCACGGAGATCAAGAGCAACCTCGTGGCCAAATTCACCACGCTCAAGGATAGCGTGCTCTCCAAGATCGACGCCCTGCGCACCGGCGCTGAGACCAAATTCAACGCCCTCAAGGAGAAGGCCGGCAACATCGTGCAGAGCATCAAGGACTTTTTCAACTTCGACTGGTCCTTGCCTCCCTTGAAGCTCCCCCACCTGATCGTGGACTGGACACCTGTGGACAGCAAATTTGCCAATTTCTTCGGCATCGACGCGCTGCCGGCGCTCTCGGTCCAGTGGTACGCCAAGGGCGGCGTCTTCGACCGCGCCTCTCTGATCGGCGTGGGCGATGCCGGGAAGGAGGCCGTGGTGCCGCTCGAGCGCAACACCGAGTGGATCACCCGCGTGGCCGACCAGCTGCGCGACGAGCTGAGCCCGGCCGTCCGGACGGCGGACGCCGGCACGCCCGGCGACGCCCTGCAGGAGGTCCTGCGCGAGACGGGCGGCAGCGGCGCGCTGATGGACGTGCTGGGAGACATCCTGGACGCCGTGCTCACCGGTCACGACATCGTCATGGACGGGCAGCGCTTCGGCAAGGCCGTGCGGCGCAGCATCTCGCAGCAGTCCCGCACCGCGGGCAAAGCGCTCATTTAAGGAGGCCGCGCCATGGCACAAAAAGCTAAATTTCTGATCGACGGTGTCGATTTTTCCGACTGCATCAAGCAGGGCGGCCTCAAATGGAAAAAGTACGACCTGGAGGCCGAGCAGTCCGGGCGGACGCTGGACGGGCAGATGCACCGCAAGCGGATCGCCCGCAAGCGCCAGCTCACGCTGAGCTGCCGCCGGATGACCGACACGCGGGCCCAGCAGCTGGGCACCGCGCTGGACAAGGAATTTGTCCAGATCAGCTATCCCGACTTGCTCTTTGGGCTTGTCAGCAAGACCTTTTACGGCACCGAGCTGGAGGCCGCGGTCTG